CATGAAAGGGGAACGCGGACATGGGAGGGACTTGCGTGGCTGTGCTGTGTGCGCGTCCAGGATGCGGGCAGCCAGTCCTGCCCCCGCAACGGAAATACTGCTCGCCGGCATGTTCGACCTGGGCCGTCCACCAGCAACGCCTCCGTCAGGTCGCGGCGCGCAAGTCCGTCCTTTCCGAGCAGAAGACCGCCCGAACGGCGAACATGAGGCCGCGTACCTGCCTTTCGTGTGGAGCATCCTTCCTCTCCGAGGGCCCGTGGAACCGAGTTTGCGGGGAGTGCGAACGGAACTATTCCGAACTGGGGTCGCGCTCCAGGGGTCTCCACGTCAGTTCCGACGATCTGCCCCCAGGGCAACGCAACGAGGCCGAGCCCGGACGGAGGCGCGATGACTGACTGGACAAGCGGCGACGGGCGTGTGCGGCTGATCTGCGGGGATAGCCTCGCTATCATGCCCACGCTTGCCGAGAACAGCATCGACGCCATCGTCACCGATCCGCCCTACGGCCTCGGGTTCATGGGCAAGGATTGGGATCACGGCATCCCCGGCGTCCACTTCTGGATCGAGGCCCTTCGCGTCGCTAAGCCGGGCGCGCACTTGCTCGCGTTCGGCGGCACGCGCACGTTTCACCGGCTCGCCTGCGCCATCGAGGACGCCGGCTGGGAAATCCGCGACACCGTCATGTGGGTCTACGGCCAGGGCTTCCCGAAATCGCTCGACGTGAGCAAGGCCATCGACAAGGCGGCGGGGGCGGAGCGGGAAGTTGTCGGTAGTAGAGAATGTAGCAGGAAGGGTGTAGCCGGGGCCGAAGAACGTACAGTTGTGGGGGCGGGTTCTTTTGGTGAAGCTCGGTCTGTGCCCATCACTTTTCCCGCGACGGACGCCGCGAAGCAATGGGACGGCTGGGGCACGGCGCTGAAGCCCGCGTGGGAGCCGATCATCCTCGCCCGCAAGCCGCTCGACGGCACAGTTGCCCAGAACGTCCAGAAATGGGGCACGGGCGCGATCAACATCGACGGGTGCAGGATTGGAACGGACACCGTCCAAATCAACGTCAGAAATGGCTGGCAGGGATTTGGCAATATAGAGAACAAGCCAGGATACGAATCGAAAGAATCACTTGGCCGCTTTCCCGCGAACGTGATTCACGACGGAAGCGACGAGGTGCTGGCGGAGTTCCCAAAAAGTGTAGACGGTGTGGCCGTCAAGCGTAATCGACGCGGAAAGTTATTCAAGCCGAGTTCCGTTGGGTTCATTGGAAAGTACGCCGATGATGCAAAGGACATTGGGTATGGCGGCGGAGGTTCTGCCGCCCGGTTCTTCTACTGCGCGAAGGCCAGCCGAGAAGATCGGAATGAAGGTTGTGAATCGTTGGAACATCATTCGGCAGGTGACGTAACGGGTGGGCGCAAGGAAGGAAGCGCAGGACTGGATTCTCCGCGTGCCGGGGCCGGGCGAACCACGGGAAGTCACAATCACCACCCGACCGTGAAGCCGACCGACCTAATGCGCTACCTCTGCCGCCTCGTCACGCCGCCTGGCGGCCTCGTGCTCGACCCGTTCATGGGCAGCGGTTCGACCGGCAAGGCCGCGCTCCGCGAAGGCTTCCGCTTCATCGGCATCGAACTCGACGCCGCGTACACCGAAATTGCCAAGCGGCGGATCGAGCGGGAACTGGCGCAGGGCGTGCTGGCGTTCGGAGGCAAGGCGTGAATAGTCTCCGAATCAACCTGCGGCGCGGGACGTTCAGCGGGGCGGCGCTCCGGGAGGTCATCACGGCGGCGGTGGTTCAGTCGGATGGGGCAGTGCGTGTGGAGGGAGACCTCGTGCGGGCCTTGCCCGCAGTTGTGGTTGCTGATAACACGGGCGAGGCCGAGGGGACATGTATGGAATCAGCAACCCGGATTGTGTTCACGTTCCGCAAGGCTGGATAATCCTCAACACCTGATGGGGCAAGGGGAACGCAACGCTCTTCGGCGCTTCGCGTGAATCACTGGGACTCTACTGTCGTTGACGAGTCGGCCAGTTCCGCCGTAGACTGGCTGATGAGGTGAATGATGGATGAGCCGGACGTCCCTAATGAACACGGAGTCAACACGGCGGACGCCGAACCTGGCTTGTCTGAGGCGAAGTCCGGGGCGGAGTTATCGCCTGAGTTCCGCGAACGTATCTGGAAACCCGGCCAGTCAGGCAACCCGAAGGGCAGGCCAAAGGGTCGGATTCTCACTGAAGAACTGATCCGGGTGCTCGACAAGCCGGCCCGGGTCAACCCGGCGATGGAGAAGGTTGCCAAGTCACTTGGACTGGATGCGGACAAGGTGACGATCTTGGAGTTGCTGGTGTTCGCCACGCTGGTTCACGGGCTGAAGGGCAACGCGAGCGTGCTCGATCAACTATGGAATCGCACAGAAGGCAAGGTGGCAGACCGGATCGCGGGGCACGACGGCGGGCCGGTGTCGATCCAGCAGACGCTTGAGCGGGTGCTGAGCGATCCTGCCGCGATGGCGAAGGCAAGGGCATTGGCGAATGAGATCAAGCCTGCGCCGACCGAGCCGAGTGGCGAACAGGAGCACGAGCCGAAGGGGGCAGGTGATGTTGTTGGCTGAACCTGAGACGACTGACGAGGCCCTGAGCCCGGAGGAGTTGATTGCTCTGTCATGGCGGTTCACACCACATACCTATGCGGAGGTGATGAGCGAAGGACGGTGGAAGCCGTTCGGATGGTTGCGGTATGTCGGGGATCGAATCGCTGACACGATCGCGCGCGGGAACGGGCGGATCATCATCAACGCGCATCCGCGTTCGGGCAAGTCCGAGTTCCTGTCGCACTGGGTTCCGACGTGGTACGTGGACAACCTGCCTCACCAGCGGGTGGTGATCGCCAGTTACGCGGACTCGATTGCGGCGGACTGGGGCCGCATGGTGCGAAACGAGTTCGAGCGGAATCCGAGATGCCGGACGCGGTTGCGGCAGGACTCGACGAGCGCGACGCGATGGCACACGCCAGAAGGCGGCGGGATGGTGACTGCTGGCGTCGGCTCGGCCCTGAGCGGTCGCGGCGGGAACCTGCTCTTGATCGATGACGCGCACAAGGACTGGTCGGAAGCGAACAATCCGCTGTTCCAGGAGCGGGCATTCCAGTGGTATCAGGGCACGTTGAGGACGCGGGCGGAACCGGGCGCGACGATCGTCATCCTGATGCAGCGATGGGCAGAGAGCGACCTGGTCGGGATGCTCCTGGCCGAGAGCGGCGAGCGGTGGGAGCAGATCGTGTTGCCTGCGATTGCGGGCGAGAACGATTTGATGGGGCGTGCGCCTGGCGATCCGCTCTGCCCGGAGCGGTTCGGCCTTGAGGAGCTCGCGGCGACTCGTTTGGAGGTCGGGGGCGTCATCTGGGAGACGTGTTATCAACAGAACCCGCGCGGGGTCGGGATCGGCAGGGTGTATGAGAACTTCAGTGATGCGGCGCACGTGGATGAGACGGTGACGCTCAGGCGTGAACTGCCGTTGTGTCTCGCGTTCGACTTCAACATCGACCCCGGCATGCACGCGGAGATCGGGCAGTACGACGAGCGGGCGGACCTTTTCACGTGCATCGACGAGATTCATGGGCACCGCATGAACTTGAACCAATGCCTGGAGGCATTCAAGGACTGGCTCCGGGCGCAGGGCGGCTTTGCATGGCCGGAGTTGCATGTGTTCGGGGATGCGAGCGGGCACAGCGAGTCGCAGCAGACGAGCGAGTCGGCCTACGACATTGTGGCGAGCCGGCTCCGTGCGATGGGCGTGCCGTTCCGGGTCCGGGTGCCGCGCGACGCGCCGCCGGTCCGGGACAGCATCAACGCGGTGAACGAAGCGCTCCGGGACGTGGACGGGAAGTCGCACGTGAAGGTGCACCCGCGCTGCAAGCGACTGATCGCGGACCTGAAGTACTTGAAGCTCATGCCGGATGGCCTGATCAACAAGCGCGACAAGGCACTGAGCCACGCGGGTGACTGCTTCAGATATTGGCTGGCTTATCTCCGGCCCGTGGGCTTTGCGCGCGGGCGGTCGGTAGGCGGAAGAATGTCTGTGTGAACAAGCGAGGTGACGAATGAGTGAAGCGCAACAGACTGTGGCAGACGCGGGCGCGAAGCCGGCAGTCGGCGAGGCAACCGGGAAGCAGGTGCAAGGCATGGGCGGGATCGCCGGGGTCTACTCGACGGTCCCGGCCTTCCGCGGGTACGATCCGGCGCCGCCGGGCACGTTCGAGACGTATCGGCGGATGCGCGGGAACCCTACGATCGCGCTTGCCCGCGCGGTCGCCACGATGCCCATCCGCATGTCAGAGGTCGGGCTCGAGGCGAAGGACGGCGTGTCTGACGAGTTGACGCAGTTCGTGCAGGATGCCGTGCTGCCGCTGTGGCCGCGGCTGCTCAGGGACATGCTGCTCGCGCTCGACTTCGGCTTTGCGGGATTCGAGAAGGTCTGGGAGGTCCGGGCCGGGGCCGCGCCGGACGGCGGCAATCGCCTCGTCTACCGCAAACTGAAGCCGCTCCTGTGGGACACGACGAAGATTCGTGAGACGGACGACGGCTCGTTCGCCGGGTTCGAGCAGGGCAACATCAAGATCGGGCCGGAGAAGAGTTTCCTGTTCACGTATGATGCAGAGGTCGGGTTGCCTTATGGCCGCAGCCGGCATGAGAACGCGCGGAAGCCGTGGTCCGAATGGGAGCAGGCGACGGCGAAGGAAGGCCAGTACGTTACGAAGGTCTCTGGCGTGATACCAATCATTCAATATGAGCCTGGGGTCGCCCCCGATGCAACGGGGGCTATGGTAGACAAGTTCCAGTTAGGCATACGAGCCCTTGAGCACCTCGGCCGCGGGGCAGGCATACTCGTGCCGAAGGAACTGGCCAAGTATGCTCAAGACCTCATTCGGCAAGGGGTCGACATCACAAAACTCATGGCGTGGGATATTTCGTTTCTGGAGGCGAAGGGACAGCATGGCGCGGAGCTGACGGGGATTCTCCGGCACAAGGAATCGCTCATGCTGCGTGGCTGGCTTGTGCCCGAACGCGCGGCATCGGAGGGGCAACTGGGCACGAAGGCCGAGGCCGAGACGCATGTTGACCTGGCCGCCGCCATGTCCGACCTGGTGCTCGACGACATCATCGCGGCCGTCAACCAGTACGTGATCGACCCGCTGCTGGTCTACAACGTCGGCCCGGACGCGAGGGGCAGCGTGCACCTCAGCACGTCAGGCACATCGCCTGAGCAGACGGCGTTCGTGCGCACGATCATCCAGGGCGTGCTCACGCAGCCGGGCAACGTCGACCTGTTCCTGCGGCTGATCGACTATGACGCGCTGCTCGACCAAGTCGGGCTGCCGAAGGGTTCGGAGATTGCAGACGCGGGCGACTTCACGCCGCCTGCCGCGTCGCCGGAAGCGCAGGGCGGCGCGTCTGACGGCAATCCGCAGATGGCGCTCCGGCGCCAGGCCGAGCAGATCATCAGGTCGATACACCGGGGCAGAGATGGGAGTAGATCATGACGACTGCATCCGAGGTTCTGCGAGACCAGATGTGTCGCGAGTGCGGGCGGGAGTGGGTGGCTCTGATGCCAGATGATGCGGCAGACCTGGAATGTCCAACTTGTCATAAGATGGTTCCGGCCTTGTCGCCAGTCGAGTCCGCCTTACTGGCGAAGATACATTCGATTCAAGACCACCTGTACCAGCATCATGGCGAGATTGTTGCGGAGGGCGGGCAGGTGTTAGAGGTAACCTGATGGCCCTGCACCGAGTCAGTCCCGTGCGACGTCGCCTCGCGCAGCTCCAGGAACGCGACCGGCGCAAGATCGAGATCATCGGGGAGCGTGTCTCCGGGAGGATCGCACCGGAGATCAATGCCAGGATTCTCACGTCGTTCGCGGCGGGACAGGACCCGATCCCCGTCCTTCACGAGCAGCTCGTCAAAGAGTTCACGCCCCTTGTCCAGAAGGCGATGGTGGCCGCGCATCTCACCGGGCGGCTGCGGTCGGCGCGTTCTGCGGCGGGCACGCTCAGAAAGCGGCGCACGATGGCGGCCTATGATGATGCGCTCGCCTACCTGGAGAAGCGACTGGCGCTCTCGCCTGAACAGATGCAGCACCTGATGGAGGTCTACGGCAACGAGTCGGTCAACGTCACGCGCAACCTCGGCGTCGCCGTCGAGCAGAAGGTGCAGACGGCGATGGAGGAAATCCTGCGGTCGGGCGCGCACGTCCAGGAAGCCGTCGCCATGCTCCGCGCCGAGCTGGGCCCCGACCAGGGCCTGATGTCTTCAGCGCTCATGAACACGCTCGTTCGGACGCAGACGCAGATGGCGTACAGCGCCGGCCGCTGGAACGCGAACCAGGACCCGGCGATCCAGGAGATACTTTGGGGCATGGAGTACGTGACGGTCGGTGACGACCGCGTGAGGCCGGAGCACCAGGCGATGGACGGAGTCCGCATGCCGAAGGACGATCCGCGGTGGGACGAGTGGACACCGCCTGCAGGATGGAACTGCAGGTGCTCGACGATCGATGTCTTCAACGAGGACAAGGAAGCGTCACTCGTGGACGTTCCCGATTCCTTTACCGCAGACAACGGCGAAGTCATCACTGATATCCGGCCTGACCCGGACTGGCGGTTCAATCCCGGCAAGGTGTTCAGCGACCTGATTGCGGTGACGCCATGAGCAAGAAGTCAAAGGCCATCAAGACGCTCTCGGAGTTGCGACCTTGTCCCTATAATCCCCGCTCCATGGACGCGGAGTCGGCGGCGGGCTTGCAGACGAGCTTGGCAGAGTTCGGCGATATCAGTTCGATTGTGCTCAACAAGCGGACGGGGTTCCTCGTGGCCGGGCATCAGCGCGTGGCGGCGCTGACCGTGCTCTACGGTGACCTGCCCATTGCGGACGGCGTGATCACCACGCCGGCGGGCGAGCGGTTCGCGGTGCGGGTCGTGGACTGGCCGAAGGAGAAGGCCGACCTCGCCATGATCGCGGCGAACAATGCGTACATCGCGGGCGACTTTACGGAGGGGTTGCGGGATATCACGGCGGGCCTGGAGGAGCAGTTCGCCGACCTGACGAAGCGGTTGCGGTTCGACGACCTACTGGATAACATGCCGGTGGAGCCGGAGGCGCCCGGTGAGTTCCCGGAGGTCGACAACAATATCCCGACCGAGCATCAGTGTCCGAAGTGCGGCTACAAGTGGAGCGGCGGAAAGTGACCTTATGGCTCAGCATGGGAAAGCACGGATGGTTTGGGGGGGGCGAGTTGACCTTGATACAAATCCAGCACCGACAATTGTCGCAACTGGTCTTGGCTGTTATCACTACCATCTTGAAGATGATGGAAAGGCCGTCATGAAAACGCCGGTCAAGAAACCGCCTTACCGCGTTCCGAGCATAGCCGAGATTCAGGCGATCCCCTGGAACGGCTTCAGAGTCGTTAGTACCTTCAGCGGTTGCGGCGGGTCGTGCCTCGGTTACCGAATGGCTGGATTCAAGGTTATCTGGGCGAATGAGTTTGTTCCGGCGGCGCAGGATTCCTACCGCGCCAACATGGAACCGGACTGCATTCTCGATCCGCGTGACATTCGAGAGGTTACTGCAAAGGAAATCCTTGCGGCAACCGGATTGATCAAAGGCGAACTTGATCTGTTCGATGGCTCGCCGCCCTGTCAGGCATTCAGCACTGCCGGAAAGCGCGAGAAGGGCTGGGGCAAGGCCAAGACCTATGAGCATGGCGCGAAGCAGTGCAATGAACGCCTCTTCGATGAATACATCCGGCTCCTGCGCGATCTCAAGCCGAAGGTCTTCGTCGCCGAGAACGTCAGTGGCCTGGTCAAGGGCACGGCAAAGGGAATGTTCCTCGAAATCCTTGCGGCGCTCAAGGCCAGCGGCTACCGCGTGATCTGTCGCGTCCTTGATGCTCAATGGCTCGGCGTCCCGCAGATGCGCCAGCGGACGATCTTCATTGGGGTGCGCAAGGACTTGAACCTTGACCCGGTTCACCCGAAGCCATTGTCCTATAGGTATAGCGTCCAGGATGCGCTTCCCTGGATCAGCAAAGTAATTCATGACCCGCGCGGGCAGTTCGCAGTGCGGGAACAGGATGGCTCAAGGCCGAATGATGCAATCACACTCTGCAATGCCTGCCACCTGAAAGTTGAAGCAGAGACGGATATTAGCCGGTTCGCCATCGGCAAGGAATGGGACAAGTTGAAACCCGGTGAACAGAGCACACGTTTTTTCAGTCTGCAACGAGCATCACCAGAAAAGCCCTCCCCATGCGTAACCAAGACGGCGGGGACGACACAGAGCGCAGCCGGCGTAACGCACCCCTTTGAGCGCCGTAAGTTCTCTATCGCCGAACTGAAGCGCATCTGCGCCTTCCCGGATGATTTCATTCTCACCGGCTCCTACTCTCAGCAGTGGGAACGGCTCGGCAACAGCGTTCCGCCCGTGATGATGTTCCACATTGCCAAGACAATCCGAGACGAAATCTTGAACAAGGTCATGGGTAGGAAGGCCGTGCTAGAGGTCGCCACGTCAGGGAAAAAAGTTCGGATCGTGCGCGAACTGTCGTTGACACGAAGGCAAAGTTGACCGTAGACTAGGAAAAGAAGCCAAAGGCGCCCGCGGCCGATCACCGGGGGCGCGGTTGCTGAAACCAAGAACGCCTGTGACTGTGTACACAGACAGCCACAGGCGTTTTTCTTTGGCGCAAGAAGTTTCGGAGAACTGCGAATGCCATTTCCTGGTGAGCATAGCGCGCGGCTAACGGACCCCGGCAAGTACGAGCGTGTCCGGCGCGAGAACGACAAGTTCGGCCCTGGCATTCATGCGATCTGGGGAGTGACGAAGGACGGCAAGGCCGAGCTCCAGGCCGTCCGATTCGACAAGACGAAGTTCACGGCTGACGAGGCGAAGGCGTGGCTCAAGGCTCATGACAAGTCGCCGATCCTCTTCGAGCCGGCGTCCGACAAGAAAGCCGCGCTCCTCTGCGGCCCGGACAGCACGACGATGCCCGTGTCGCACGAGGTGCTCGAGGACGGCGTTCCCCGCAAGCGGTTCCGCAAGGACCTCATCATGGATGGGATTTACCAGCATCCGAAGCTCGGCTGGACCCTGGACACGACGCCCGAACGCCGGGCCAGGTGGCTCGCCGCATTCAACCGGATGACCGAGGCCGGGGTCCGCGTTCCGCTTCCCAAAGGTCACAGTTACGACGCAGCGGATAACCAGGGCTATCTCGTCGGCTTGGAGAATGACGGGACTACGCTCTGGGGGGTCTTGGAGTTTATCGGCGAGGAGGCAATCGCTCTCGCCTATCGAACGCAGCAGGTTTCGATCAGCATCAACCCGGAGTTCGTCGACGGCAGAGGCACGAACTATGGCGAGGTCATCGAGCACGTCGCCCTCACGCCGTATCCCGTCGTGCCAGGACAGGCGGACTTCAAGGCCATTGCGGCCTCTCTCGTACCCCCGAAAGGAGACGAAGCCATGACGAAGGAGCAACTGGACAAGTTCCGCAAGATGCTCGGCGCAGGCGAGGACCTGACCGAGGACAAAGTCTTGGACCGGATCGCGGAGCGGTTCACCGCCCACGCGACCGAGAAGACGGCGCTCGACAAGAAGGTGACCGACCTGTCAGGTGAGGTCGAGGGCCTGAAGGCGAAGGTCGCCGCGTCCACGAAGGACGTGAAGACCATCGATCCCGACATTCTCGACGAGCGGGCGCAGACGGCCGAGGAGAAGATCGACGGACTGGTCCCGAAGGGTAAGATCACGCCGGCCGTCGCCGCGAGCCTCAAGGCGGCACTGGTCGGCCCGGCCGCGGGCCGCAACGTCTTCTGCCTCTCGCGGTCGGTCAGTGGCACGCCGGAGTCGATCGTGAACGCCATCGTCAAGGCGCTCGACATGAACGATCCGGTGAAGCTCGGCGAGCAGACGAAGAGCCAGGCGCTCTCGCGCCAGGTGCCGGGCGACGACGCGCCCAAGATGGACAAAGAAGTGGTTGAGCAGATGGTCGGCGCAGGCGGATCGAAGTAGCGTCCGATCGGGTTCGACTGTGAACCTGATTCTGATGTTGGCATAGACACAGAAGAGAAGGAGTCAAGACAATGAGTAACTTTGTTACAGGGGCCCCAGGGATTCGGGCCGACCGCGTTTCGACGCCGCGCAAGGCGATGTTCGGCGGCAAGGCCAATCTCCTGCCCGGCGGCAGGATCATCAACGGCGCTCTCTCGCGCGACCCGATCAACACGGGCGACGTGGACGTGCTCCGGGCCGGCATGCTCATGGGCCGGATCACCGCGACCGGTCTCTTCGCGCCGTCCGTCATCGGCAGCAACGGCGTCGCGCTCACGGGCGCTCAAACCCAGCTCAACCTCTTGAATACGGCCGAGGCGACGGAACTCGTCCGGCGCGTCGGCGCGACCGGCACGTTCAACATCACCGGCCCGCCCAGCGCGGCTGGCGTCGTCCGCACGCTGACGGCGACCTACAGCGCAGTCGGCGGCGGCACCCCGGTCAATGAGGTGCAGACCGCAACGCCCGATGCGGCCTCGACCGCAGGCCACTACCACATCTCGCTCACGAAGGCGGACGGGACCCGCGTCACGACCGCTGCCATCGCGTTCGACGCGACGCTCGCGGCCGCCCAGGCAGCTGTCACGCTGGCACTCGGCGGAGTCGCCGGCTGTGTGCTCAGTTCCGCCGGCTCGGCCGCCCCGTTTTCCGCCGGCCCAATCGCGCTCGTCATGACCTTTAGCGGCACGGGCTACCTCCGCATCGATCAGCCGATGGTCACCATCGACATCACAGCCCTCACCGGCGTCACCACCATGACCATCGTCGAGACCACGAAGGGAGTTCCCGCCGCGAACACGGTCACCATCACCGCGCTCGGCGTGTCCGAAGTCCAGGTCATTACCCCCGGCGCAGTGAACGCGGGCGCGTGGCGCATCCGCTACCTCGGCGATGACGGCGTCATGTGCGAGACGGCCGCGATGGCCTTCAATGCCGACGCGGCAACGATTCAGACCGCCGTTCGCCTGATTCACGCCGACATGGCCGCTGTCGTTGTCACCGACTCCGGCTCGGCGGGCCTCGATGACGGCACGGTCACGCTCACGTGGCCGCAAACGGGCGTGACGGCTGGCCCTCACAACCTCGTCCAGCCCGTCGGGGACACGCTGCTCGAAACGGCGGCGCACGTCCTCCTGGCGACCACACGCACTGCCACTGGCGTCAACGGCGACTTCGTCGTCGGCTCGCTCATCCAGCCGGTCGACGGCTCCCAGACCGTCCGCTGCATCATCAACGACGGTAGCGGAATCAAGGTCACTGACGAGGATGGCGTCTCCCTGGCTGCGGTCCCGTTCCCCGATCCGGTGATCGGCGGGGTCGTCGACGTGAATGGCATCGTGAACTACCCGGCGGACGCGAGCTTGCGCATCTGGCTCAAGGCCGCGATCCGGGCGTTTGGCATCGGTTACGCTTTCAGCGACGACTTCACACCGTAGCCGCCGGACTGATGCCCGGTTGACTGCGTCGCCGCACGGATAGCAGGAACGAACGAACAAAGGAGTCACTGACGATGGCGAAAACAATTCAACAGATTCTGGCCGCGCCGAACATGATCGGCAGCATTCAGGCCACGAAGACCGGCGTGCCCAACCCGTATGACCCGGCCTTCCTCTCGATCGCCAGCCCCACGGCCGGCGACTACGGCAGCTACACGAAGGTCGACGGCACGCGCGAGACGGCCCAACTCGTTCAGTACGGGGCCGAGTCCAAGCGCGTCGCCCAGAAAGGCGTCACCCGCGTCAACGTCAAATTGGCGCACGCCTTCGAGCACATGATGCACGACCCGGTCGTCCTTCAGAACCTCATGATGGTCGACCGGTCCGACGTCCAGGGCCTCGCGATCGCCGAGATCGGCAGGCAAACCGGCCTCTTCAAGACCCGGTTCGACAACCTGCGCATCGCGGCCATCGGCTCGATGCTCGCGCTCGGGGCCATCTACTTCGATGGCGACGGGAACCTGCTCCCGTCCGCGACCGGCGCGGTCCTCTCGATCACGTTCGCCATCCCGCAGGGCAACACGGGGCAACTCGACGTGTTCGGGACCGGCACGATCATCGACGCCTCGTGGGCGACCGCCGGGACCGACATCGTCGGACAGATCGCGACGCTCAAGGACGCCTCGATCAGGAAGACCGGGTACGAGATCACCACGGCGTACTATGGCGCGAACGTCATGGGCTACCTGTGCGCCAACACGAGCATCCGGGCGCTGACCGTCGCCAACCCGGCCGTCGGCCAGGCGATGCTCCAGAACATGCTCCCGGACGGTACGCTCGGACTCAAGTGGCGGAAGGCCGGAAGCGGCTGCTTCATGGACCAGGCCGGCGTTCTCCAGACCACGTTCCCCGCCGACGGCGTCACGTTCACGCCGGAGATCACGCGGGACGTGTACGAGCTGCTCGAAGGCACGTACCCGGTGCCGACGAACATCGGTGCCATCTCGGCCGATGCGGTCGGCGCAGCCGGAAGCGTGACGCTCGCTCGCGGCATGTTCGCATACGCGCACGTACTTTCGGACCCCGTCACGATCAAGCAGCTGGCGGGCGACACCTTCCTGCCCGTCTGGAAGGTTCCCGGAGCGCTGTTCATCGCCGACGTGACGCCGTAACCGCGGCCTTGAGCCGTCTGGTCGAGAATCAACAGGCTCTGGGAGGGCCTGAGAGCACAGGCGAACCGGCGCAGCGAGTCGCTCCTCCTTCCCGCTGCGCCGGTCGCCGTATCAGGAGTAACCCACATGGCATACACGCCGGACCGGACAAAAGCGGTCGAGCACCAGCTGCTTGACGCAATCGAATACCAGATCGCGCACCCGATCACTGTTGACGGCGGCGACATCGAGATCGGCGCTGTCGAGCTGAAGGACGCGGCGACGGACACGCGGGGCAAGGTCGTTGTCGGCAGTTCGGCGGCGGCGGGTGATGTGGCCGTAGTCGTGGCCGACGCGGTGCTCAGCGCGCAAGTCGGCGCGACGACCACCGCTCCAGTTGCCGACAACACGACAGTCGAGGACGGAACCGCGCGCACGGGCATCAGTCTGTGGAAGCGCATCGCCAACTGCCTCATCGCCATCCTCGGGAAGCTCCCGGAGGTGGGGACGGCGGGGACGGCCTCGGCCAATGTGTTGAGTGTCCAGGGGATTGCGAGCGGGACGAACCTCGACGTCGCAGTCGCGTCGATTGCGCTGACGGAATCGGCGCCGGTCAACGAGTCGGCTGTCGTGGCGGC